GTGGCCGTGCCACCGGTGAACCATGTGCCGGTAATGCTGACGGGTGGAGCGGAAGCTGCCGCCGCCACGCTGTTGGTCAAGCGCCCTGCCAAGGTGACGTTGCCGCTGGTGTCAGCGGTGCTGCCAGTGATTCCTGTGTAGGCGCCAGCGTTGTTCCAGATCAGGTTGCCGGTCGAGCCAGCAACTAGGCCCACCGTGCCGGTTGTGTCCGGGAAGCTGATGGTGCGGTTGGCTGTGGGCGTGATGCACTGCAGCGTGGTGGTGAAGGCGCTGGAGTCGGTGAGGTTTACGTCACCAGCGACGTTGATGTTTCCGTCGCTGACATTGACAGAGCCACGGAAACTGTTGGGGCCGAAGCCGGGCCAGCCGCTGGTGCGCCAGGTCATGTCAAGTCGCCTCCGAGAGCAATCACCCGGACCGTTCCACTCGTCGGAGCGACTGTGATTGTGGCGCCCAGCTTCCAGCTAGCACTAGGCAGGACGAGATCGGTGTAAGCCGTGGTGACTTGGTGGCCCTTGGTGGTGGTGCTGCCTGTTACGGCGCTGATCGTGAACTGATCGAACAGGTCCCAGTTGGTGCCGTCGTTGATGAACAAGTTGACCAAGGCGGCGACGGTGGTGGCGGTGCCTTGAGCGCGGATTTGCAGGATGCGCGTACCAGCGGCCACCCCGGTGATCAGGTCGGTAATGGTGCCTGTCCCGTCAGTTGCCGTGTTGGCGGTGCTGAGGGAGCAGCGCCCAATTCGGGCAGTGGAAATGAAGCTGGGATTGCTGGCCATGGCTTAGATGCAGAGGCTGTTAAGGGTGAGATTGGCCCCGGCAAATCGGCTGTCGTTACCGGCGGCCACCGTGCCAGCGGTTGTACCGACATTCAGCGTAGCGGCACCCCCGAGACCGAGGCTGGTGCGGCCAGTTGCCGCCACGAGATTGGTGCTCCCGCCGTCCCACTGACGGCGCTCCGTATAGGCAGAATCCCACGTCGTCTGACTGGCAGTTGTAGGCAGCGAATAGCCAGCGGTGAATGCAAGCGCAATCGTGCCACTTGATGTAATAGGGCTATTGCTTACGGTGAAGCCGGTTGGAGCACTCAGGCCGACGCTGGTGACGCTGCCTGCACCGCCGGGTGGTACGGCCCACGTTCCATCGGCACGGAGGTAGTTCGAGGTGCCGCCGCCAGAGCTGGGGGCGAGGCCGGCGTCGGTCGAGGTGAAGAGGGGGAGGGTGGCGCCGGTGCCTGTGCTGGATGCAAGTGCGCGGGTGCTGGCGGTGTAGGTGAGATTCGTGCTTAGGCGGCTGTCATTCCCGGCGGCGACCGTACCAGCGCTGGTGCCGACATTGAGGACAGCGGCGCCGCCAAGACCAAGGCTCGTGCGTTGCGCTGCGGCGTCGGCGGCGGTGAGCAGAGCGCGACCCGCTGTAGTGCTATCGGTGATTTGGCTGGCGGTGGGGTTGGCGTGGACGTGATCAGCTCGGGCCAGCGTTGTGGACGTGCCAACCGCAGCGGTGCCGAGCGCTGCAGGCGTGGTGCTGCTGTAGATGGTGCGGTTCTTCCATAGGCCGTCTGCAGCGAGGACAAGCGCCTGGTCCGTAACCGCGCCTGTAATCAGGACGTCATGCAGCTCATTTAGTTCCAGGCCATTATCGACTTTGATGTAGATGATGCCGCTGCTGCCCGCGCCTTGTTTGACGCAGTAGCCGATGACGACGCTGTGGGCGGGCTGGGTGGGGCGGGTGGAGGTGAGCTGGCCGGTGGTTTCGCTGAGCCAGACGAGCGCACCAACGGTGAGCGCGGAGGTGTTGATGCCGCCAAGCTCACCTACTGCCATCACGTAGCCGTTGCTGTTGCTGCCGATGGCGGTCTGAGTAAGGCCGATGGTCAGCGCAGCAGTCAGCTCCGTCGAGGCATCGGCTGGAGCGATGGTCAGTGTGTTGCCATTAGCGCCGGTGACGTAGACGGGAACGCCTTTGGCAATGGAGCTGGCGGTATCGTTGCGAACAGGTACAAGTACGGTGTAAGAGGATGTGGTAGCGACATTGAGAAGCTGCGAGCCGTCAACAGCGGGGAGCCGACTGGTCCCGTCAAGCTGAACAACATTATTAGGACTGGTGCCGACGTCGAGTACGGCGGACGTACCAAGGCCGAGGCTGGTTCGGCCCGTGGCAGCGACGAGGCTGGTGCTGCCGCCGTCCCATTGCCGCCGTTCGGTGTAGGCGGTGTCCCAGTTGGTTTGACTGGATGTTGTGGGCAGGGAGTAACCCGCTGTGAAGCCGAAGGTGAGCGTTCCACTCGACGTGACGGGGCTGTTGCTGACCGTGAAACCGGTGGGTGCGCTTAGGCCGACGCTGGTTACGGTGCCCGCGCCACCGGCAGGGGCGGCCCAGGTGCCGTCAGCGCGGAGGAAGTTGGTCGTACCACCGCCGGAGTAGGGGGTTAGGCCTGCGTCGGTGGATGTGAATAGCGGCAGCGTGACGTCGGCTCCGCTGGAGGAGGTGAGGAGTCGGGTGGCTGCGGTGTAACCGAGGTCCGTACCAGGGCCAGCGGGACCGGCGGGGCCAGCAGGTCCTTGGGGACCAGCCTCAACTGCGGTGACGGTTACGACGTCTGTTTCTGCAACAGTTACAACGTCTGTTTCAGTAACGACAGTTACGATAGTCATACCGTGTAGCCCTCAGATACGGTAACTGTACCTTCTAAGTAGTATTGGCGAACGTTACTAGGGTTGATAAGTAGGACGTCGTAGTAAGCCTTGTCGGGAAATAGCGAGGTTTGATCGTCTGTAAGTGTGATGGCGATTGTACCTGTGACTCGGTTGGTATAAGCTACGGTAAAATCCGCGTACTTAGTGCTGCGGTCTTGGTTCCAGACTTGGGCTGCGACGGTCCAGCCGGTGAGGTTTATTGCGGTATCTGTGCTGTCCTTGAACTGCAACGTGATGTTGTAATCAGCACGCCGTTGTAATTTTATGTTGTAAGTGCCCGGATAGATGGCCACGGCTAGGTCCGGTAGTCCTAATAGCCTAGCTGGAAGGGGAGGCGCAGCTTAGCGGCCCTGACCGCGCAGCTTTTTCTTGCCGCGACGGCGGGGCCTGGAGCGTTGGCCTTGGCCCTGGCTTGTGGTTTTGGGCGGGCCAGGCGTGTGATCGAGGCGGGCAACGCCGGTTTTGCTGCGGGTGGCCATAGGTTCGCGTGGCGGGTGGCGTGGGAGCTTAGCCCTTGGAGGCGGCGACGCTTAGGTCAGCGTTGTAGCGGCCGGTCTTGGCGTAGGAGATCTCGGGCTGGCCCGAGATCAGCAGGAATTTCATTTGGCCTATGCGGAGACCGGGCCAGATGGGGAGGGGGTGCATCTTGCGGCCGTTCTTGATCTCCATGGTGAGGCGACTTCCGTACCAGCCCGGATCGCACCAGCCCGCTTCGGCGTGGTCCCAGCCGTCGCGAGCGCGACTCGACTTGAGAACGAACTGAGCACCTACGTGGTCAGGCATGTGGAAGATCTCCTGGGTTTCGGCTAGGAAGAATTCGCCGGGTTGAATCCAGTAAGGGGCGTCTTGGGCGTGGTCCGAGATGAGCACTTGCTGAAGCTCGGGGGTGTGGGGGACCTCGACCATCATGCGGTCGCCAAGGGTGACGTCGAGGCTGGCGGGGTTGAGGTTCTCCTCGTTGTAGGGGCTGACCATCGCCTTCATGCGGCAGAGGCGGCGGATTTCGTGGTCGGGGAGGATCATTGACTTGTTGCGATTGTTGAGTGAGTGCAGGAACTAAGACGTGGTGGACTTAGCGTATGGCGACGAGCATACCTTGAATTGTGTTGAAGTTTGTGCCTAAGGTTAGCGAATAGTTGGTATTAGTTACGGCATCTTCTTTTAGTACAATATAGACTAGGCCGCCTATTCCTGATGATCCTGAGTACAGGGTGGTTGGGCTGCCGCCTGTTACGCTCCAGGTGACACTATTTTGACCGGAGGCTGCATAGGCTACAAATGTGCAGGGAGTTGTATATCCTCCCGATCCAGTCATGTTAAGTACGTGAGTTGATTGATTGGATGAGGTGCTGTAGTTGGATACGAGCGTGGAGATGTTGCGGTATATGATGACGGTGCCGTGGATAGTTGCGGATTTTGAAGCGGTAAATGTGTAAGATTGTGAGCCGCCTGCGGTTGCGTATTTGTAACCGAAGAACATGTTTGGTAAGACTCCTGCGTCCTTGACTTCGGTTACGCCGGAGGGTGGTGTCCACGTCAGGTTGCCGTTACCAGCAGCGCTGGCAAAAAACAGCATGATGTCGCCTGTGGCAGTGCCGCCTGTAGCTGTAAGCGTTATGGAGGATGCCGTGGCAACTGCTTGAGCTGAATCTACGAAAAGGGGCGGGGGAGTAGCGCCAGAAAGAAGGAGCTGCTGAATGGTCATGTGAGGCCGCCGCCGCTAAGGACGAAGACGTTTGAGGCGACGCAGAAGACAGTGCAGAGGCCTCGGGTTGCCAGGGTGAAGCTGGTCTTTACGGTGTTCGAGCCAGCCAGGTAGGCGGTTACGGCGGAGGTAGTGATCGTCTGCGAAGCCGACGAGTTGTTGTAGATGCTTACGGCTTGGCCGGCGGAGAAGACGGAAGCGGGGACGGTGACACCGCCGGTGGTGATGGAGATGTGCTTGCCGTGGTCCGCTGCGACGAGGGCGTAGGCGGAGGTTTGGGCGTTCTGTGGGATGGTGCGGAGTTCTCCCTTGGAGTCGGAGAAGGTGGAGTTACCGGAGACCGCACCAGTGAAAGAGGGGGTGGCCAGGGTGGCGTAGCCGGAGATGCTGGCGCCTGCAGGAATGGTGACCGTACCAGTGAAGGTGGGGGAAGCGAGTGGGGCGTAGCCGGAAATGCTGGCGCCGGCGGGGATGGTGACGGTGCCGGTGAATGTGGGGGAGGCGAGGGGAGCGCGAGTGGTGTCGGTGGGGTGAACGTGATCCTGGCGGGCGTAGCGCAGGGACGTACCAACGGCGGCGGTGCCGTCCTGCGCTGGTGCGACCGACGCGGCCTGGCCGATCACGAATGCCGTGGTGGCGATTGCGGTGGTGTTGGTGTCGGCGGCTGGAGTGGTGGACGTTCCACCGCCGCTGAGTGTTGCAGCGCCTGTGACTCCGAGGGTGGTGCCGATCGAGGCGGCGCCGGTTGTGGTAAGTCCGGTGAGGGCGTAGGTGCTGGTGAGTTCAGCCCAGGCGCTGCCTGACCACTTTTTCCAGCGATTAGCGGTGCTGTCCCACCTGATGGTGTTGGTGGGGATGTTGGTGCTGGTGGTGCCGTCGAATTGCAGGGCTAGGTCTTCGTCGCGGTTCTTGACCTCTAAGACGAAGTTTGTGTAAGTGCTTGTGAGTGTGGGATTGGACCAGTTTGCGTTAGCCATCAGACTCCTCTCGCACTCCAGCTAAATGTGCCGCTGACTCGTGTGCCAGACGTGTTGAAAAGAAGCACCTTGAAACTTGTGGGATTAGGGGCGTCCACAAAATCATAGACGGCGATGACAGGGCTGGTAGTAAGCGGTGAGACTGTGATTGAATCTACATCAATAAAAGGTATGCTGAAGTTTACGGTCGTGCCACCGCTGTCGCCGGAGTTGGCGGTGGCGACGCCGGAGTCTGTCCGCAGCTTGGTATCGAGGCGAATGTTGAGGGCGGTGATTTGGAGGAGGTCCGTTCCACCCGAGGAGGCGAAGTCGTATTGGACGCGGATGTAGCGGAAGTTGGTGCCGAAGACGCTGCTTACGTTGGAGTAGCTTGTCCAGCCGGTCCAGGAGACGTTTCCGCTTGTGGTGGTGCTGGTGGCGCTTGTTACGGTGAATGTGTTGGTGGCGGCTGTGGCGACCACGTAAGTTCCAGTGGTGGCTGTGCCGCTTGTGAAGTTGAGGTAGACAAGTTGATTAGCTACTAGGCCGTGTGCATTGGATGTGACGGTGATTGTTGTTGTGGTCTGGGAGTAGGTGGCTGCGGTGGTTGATGTGCCCCTAAGACTGATCTTGGGGGTGATTGACATACTGCCTGCAATGTTGTTGTCAGTGATGGAGGCGGTGACTTTGCAGCCAGCGAGAACTGTTCCGTAGTCAACGTCTTCGTAGTATTGGCCTGTGCTTACGGATGGCATCGCGTAGTAGGCGTAGCCAGCGTTTATTTGGTCTTGGGGGGTTGTCCAGCTTCGAGAGGTGAAGTGCGATTGCCAGGTTTCAGTGGTGTTGACGTTAGCGATTAGGCCGCCTTCAAAAGATGCGGTGTTGGTCTTAGTGCCGGAGAATGTGCTGTTTATGTCAGATTTGAGGATGTAGTCGGGTGGTTGGTTTACGGAGGCGGTGACGCTGCCGGGGGTGCCGTAGTTACCGGCGGAGTCGATGCCAGCGAGCCAGTAGGTGTACGTGCCAGCGGCGGTCTCGAAGACTGTGGTGAATTTGCCTTGCTTGGTTCCGATGACGGTGGCGCTGGCCCAGGTCGAGCCTTTCCTTAGTTCGTAGGAGACGATGGGGAGGGTTTGGGTGGCGTCGGTCCACTGGAGGAGGACGTTGTTGTCGATGACTTGCTGAGTGATGGTGGGCTGCGATGGTGCGGTCACCATGGCGTCGAAGGTGGCTGACGCGCCGTAATTGCCCACGAGGTCAACAGCAGCAATGAAGAAGCGGCGGCCACCGCTCCAGCTCGCTTTGATTGAGATTGTGCTGCTTTGGGAAGTGCCGTAGACGGTGGCAGTGCTCCAGGTATCGGACATGGAGCCGTAACGAATCTCGTAATAGACAGTGCTCCACGTTCCAGCGACACGGGTCCATATGAGGTTGAGATTGTCGCCGCTGAAGGTGCCGGAGACGACTGGAGCGACTGCGGCGAGGACGGTGACTGAGGCGCTAGTTGCCGTTGTGGAGTAGGTGCCGGATGTGTCGAGGGCTTTGATCCACCACGTTGTCGTACCAGCGGGGAGCAGGCCGAGTTTCTTGGAGGTGGCGAAGAAGACGCCGATTTTCGTGCCAGCGCCCCAGGAGGGGCCTTGCCAGATTTCGTAGCCCTGGAGGTCGAGGTCAGCTACGGCGGTCCAGTTGAGGCTGATGCCGACGTCGGGGTCGATGGTGGCGGTGAAGGTGGCGACGTTTGCTGGAGGTGCGGTTTTGCCTAGGGCGTTGATTGAGCCGGTGAGCGCGTTGGTGGAAGCGATGCCTAGGGCGTTGAGGCTGTAGATTTCGACCTCGAAGAAGCCGGGGGTGACGTCGAGGATTTCGTAGTCCTGCTGCTGGCGGACCACGGAGGTCCAGTTGCCGGAGTCTTTGCGCCAGTTCACGCGGTATTGAGGTACGCCTAAGACGTTGCGCCAGGTGACGATGATCTTGGAGCGGACTTGGTTTGTGTAGGTGTATAGGGCTTCGGTTAGGTCGAGGTTGGTTGGGGTAGCTGGGATGTCAAGCAGTGTGCTTACGGAGCGGGATTGGAGCGGGACGTTGCGCTCGACGTAGTTGTATTTGGAGGCGTTGTAGGCGAGAGCGGTGACGGTGTATAGAGCGCCGTCCTGTTCTTGGACGCTGAGTACGCGCCAGGTCGTTGTTTGGAGGGTTGAGGTCTCGAAGATCCAGACGCTGTTTGGGTTGGGGGCGACGGAGAAGGGGGTGCTGGGGGTGACGACGTTGCCGGTGACGGTGGTGACAGCGCGGCTTTCGACGGTTCCGTCTGGGAGGATGACGGAAATGGTGGGCGTGTTGGTAGCGGTAAGGCCGGTAGCGTCGTCAACGGTGACGTTTGAGGTGGTGGCGGAGGTGATGCGACCGCCACGACGCGAGCCAGCCCGCACTGGGTCGCTGACTTCGATGATCTGGCCGGGGCGCACGATTACACCGGCGTCGATCGAGGCGGTGAAGGTGCAGGTCTCGGTTTCGTAGAGGGCGGAGTAGAGGAGCCATTCGCCGATGCGGCGAGCTTGACCGCGCGACGTACACGCAAACGCGGAGATTTCTTCCTTGATTACGCCGAACTTGGAGATGCCATCTGCATTTTCAACGACCTCGTAGGCCGTGTCGCGGAGATCCATGTCCAGGTACTGGACGACGGCGACGGTAGGCCGTGTTTTGAGGCTGGAGCCGCTGTAAGTGAAGCCCTCCTCTGTGACGTTGGCGAGGGTGAAGAGGTAGGAGGAGTCGGCTGGTTTGTCCTGGGAGACGGTGAGCGCACCGGTGCTCCAGAAGGGCATGGCACGGAAGACCGAGCACATGTTGTTGATGAGCCTGTAGGCGTCTTCGGCGGTTTGGATGTTGGCGTTGCAGGAGAAGCGTGGCTCCGTTCCACCGAAGCCATCAGCGACTGTCTCTCCGCAATACTGTGAAGCGGCGTAGAAGGCCCATTTGTCGAGTTGGGCGGCTGCAATGTGGTTGCCAAATCCGTAGCGGGTGCTTGTGATTAGGTCCCATAGGCACCAGGCGGGGTCTGAGGTCCAGACTGAGCTGGCGCTGAACGTTCCATCCCAGACGCCGCTGTAAGTGATGGCGCCGGTTGTGCTGTTTACGGTGCCATTGCTTGGGATCTTTACTTTGATGCCACGGATGCGGTAGGTGCGGGATGGGATGTTGCTGAACTGTTCTGCGTCGAAACGGAGCGAGATGAGTGCGGAGTTGGGGTAGGCGAGTTTGGCGTAGGTGACTTCGGTGTAGCTTGTCCAACTAAAGGCATCGGCGAGTGTTGGGTTTTCGCTGTCTGCTGTAACTCGGGTTACTTTGACGTTTATAGGGAAGGCACCGCTTAGGTCGATGCGGTACTGTTTTTGATACTGTTCGGCACTACGGCCTGTGATGGTGTCATCGATTACGGTGTTGTAACTGCCGCCGTTGTATTGGATGGCAATTTGGAGCTGGACTGAGGCTCCCTTGATGTCGCCGTCGTTCTGGAACTTCTGAAGGGCAGCGAAGGAGATGGTTACTTTTACGGCGTTGACGGTGGTATCCGTGATGGAACGGACCACCGGGGTGAGCTGCTGGACAGTGACGCCGACTGCGACTTCGTTGCTTACCTCTTCGGTGCCGGTGAGATATGACTGGTTCTGGGTTCCGTTGCGGTAGTTGACGGAGATGCCTTTGAAGTTGAAGGTGCCGTCTGAGTTTTGAAGTGGGGTGTTGTCTAGGTAGATGGATTTTTCGGACGCCTTGAGGCCTTGGATTTCGCCTTCGCTGATCAGATCGACGATCCGGGCGTAGGAAGTTGAAAATAGGTTTACAGCGGTCATGCTGTTGTTTGCGCGACGTCGATGCCAGCGCTGATTACGACGGAGCCGACCAGCACTTCGCCGTAGACGACTGGAACGGGGACGCCTTGGCGGCTGGTGTTCTGGATCGAGCTGAAGCTGTAGCTCTTACGGGGGTCGTTATCGGTATCCGGACCAGCGGGGAGTTTGGGGACTGGGCTGAGCAGTTGGGCGACGCCGCCTAGGGTCAGGCTTGCGCCGATGCCGAAGACCACACTTTTGAGTGCGATGCCGAAGAGGAGAGCACTGCCAGGAATGAAAAGCGAGCCAACAATTAGGGCAACTCCGGCGAGAATCTTGCCTACCGCACCAGCGCCGGAGACGACGGGGACGATTTTGATGGTCTGTTGGCCGATGGGGTCGTGAAGTTCTTCGAGGTCGATGTCGCGGTCGTCGAGGCTGACGCGGTAGAACTGGTCGGCCATGTGCTGCTCAAGGGCGGGCCAGTTCGTTAGAAGGAAACGCATCGCTTCTGCCGTGCTGGCGACATCAGCTTTAAGGACACGGTGCCCAACAAACTTAGCGAGTTTTCCGTAAAGCCGAATTTTACGAAGCATGTCTAAGGCGGCGCCCAGTCCATCTTACGAGCGCTCCGTCGTAAAGGTCGCGTGATGAGAGGCGGCCTTGGATGTGGTGAAGGATAAGTTGGTCGCCGAGGTAGACGGCGCAGTGGTTTAGCGCGGGGCAGTTGAGGCGGATGAGGAGGAGGTCCCCTGGAGCGAGGGCTTCGTCTTCGGTGAGTTCGCGGAAGCCGGTAGCGGCCCAGGATTCGTCGAAGGTGGGGTCCTTGAGGAAGTCGTTGGGAGTGGGAGGGCGATCCCAGTCACGGAGGTAGATGCCTTGTTGGGCGTACCAGTCGCGGGCCAGGGTCCAGCAGTCTTGGACGGCCCAGACCCACTCGCGCCCGATGAGGGGCGGAACGTAGCCACTGGGAAGGAGGTCGTGCCAGGCCTCGGAGGTGGGGTTGACGATGTACCAGGGCAGTCCCGATTTCTCACAGGAAACGACGTCGGCCTGGGTAGGGGTAGGAGGTGTGCGGGGATGGCTGTGAACGACTCCGATGATTTCACCGGCATCTTCAGCATTTGCATAATCATCAGGGTCGATAATGAACATATCATTAGGGGACTCCGCTAAGTTTGTGCAGGGCAGGTATGTCTCAGTTCCTTCGATAATTGTAACTAAGCCGCAGCTTTCCGCAGGAACTTGCGATTTCGCGTGCGAAAGAGCGTCCTGACGTACCTGAGAGTTCATGTGAAGTAGGTGCCCACACCTGGAAAACTACCAAACGGGAGCTGCGCTGTCGCTCCAAAGCGAACCTTGCAACTACTTAGCCGCTTACCGCACACATCATTAGCGATGGTGGTGGCAACGTCATTTTCCGTAAAGTAATTGGTGCCGGTGTAGCTGCATTCGGTGGAGCGGTAGACCCACTGGCAGATGTTGGAGATGCACTGGCGCTTGGGGGCGCGGACGCCGATGAGGTCGAAGGCGGCGGCCAGCTCGAACTCAACGAGGTCGCGGGTCTCGGCAGACTTGCGATCGATGTAGTAGACCTCGCGGGGGAATTCGGCGGTGGGGTCGGGGGTGCCGTAGGGGTTCGTACCACCGGGGAAGTTCACGGCGTCGATGTAGCGGGCCATGGTGCGGATGCGCGTGACCTTGGCGCCTTCGAGGGGAGTGGCCAGCAGCAGGGCGGTGACGGTGCCGAAGATGTTGCTGACGCGGATCTTGGGGCGGGGGAGCTGACCGTTGCCTGAATACTCGAAGCCTTCTGCTTCGATGGGGAAGGCTTGGTAGGTCTGACCGGACCAGACCAGATCGCCGTTCGTTGAAAGGGCGTTTGTGCCGGAGTGGTAGCGGTAAATTGTTGTGCTGCCTTGGATGGCTTGGATGAACTGCAGCTCGTACAGCTCGATGATGGAGCTGGGAGCGATTGATTGCAGCTCGGAGACTGGTACGGTCATGCTTCGTAGACCTGACGAAACTTAGCGGTAATGTTGTTGAAATTACAGCTTACCATTTCTAGGTTCCATTCGTCGCACACATACTTACCGGCGGTGCCGCGAGGGGGTGTCCAGTCGAAGGAGGTGACACCAGCTTGGGTCTCGAAGAAGGTGAGGATGTTGTCGCGTTCGGTATCGCTGCGATTGTTGAACTGGAGGCTCCATTCCTTGGGGTCGGTGTGGAGGCCGAAGCGCACACGTTGCTCGTAGCCGTCACCGGCTTGGAAGCGGCGAACGCGAGGGCGGCTGCTTTCGGAAGCAGCGAAGCTAGGGGTGTAGGAAAACGTCGCCATGATCTGTGTGAGATTAAGTGAGTAGACCGCCAGGCCGACGTTGCTTAATTAGTTCGGCTTGGACAGCTTGGGAAATTACGCGGCCGAGTTGTTCGCCTCTGTTGCTGTTGCCTTCAGCGTTGGTGCCCTTGGCATCGACGTTGACTGTGACGTTGTAGTTGCCGCCGCCACCGGCGACGCCCAGGCGGCCGTCGCGTCCTCGGCGGAGTGGGACGATTGCTTCAGGACCGGCCTCACCCATAAGTCCCGTTCCAGGGATGCCGCCGTTGGCGTACTTGAACAGCGTGGGCTGCGTAACAATGCCGCCCATGGCGAAGGGTTGGATGCCGTTGCTTGCGAAGACATTGCCTTTAGCTGAAGCGGAAGCCAAGCCAATGTTGTACGCACCACCACCACCACCACCATCATCAAATCCGAAGATGCTTCTAATCCCGCTAAGGATGTTGCGCAGAATGAACTGCTGAATAATTATGCGTGTAGTCTGCTGAATTATGTCGAGGGCGAATTGCTTGAAATTAGCGCTGCCTGTGGTTACAAGGCTGAAGATGGCGTCCTCGACGCCCTTGATGCCGTTGATGGTGAGGTCGGTTGTGGCCTTGCGGAGAGTGCCGATGGATTCGACGTACTGGTTTATGCCTTCTTGGAAGCCGGTGCCGATGCGGAGATCCTGCATCCGCTTCATAGCGTCGAGCTGTTTGTAGTATTCTTTTGTGGTTTTGACTAGGACGTTGTAGTTGTCTGTAAGTCTATTTGTATTAGCAGTTGTTTCTGCTGCCCCTAGTTTTGTAAGAGCCAACTGCTGAATACCTTTCTGATATATGTCATTGTATTTATTTAACGCGGTGGTTAGCTCTGGGTTTATACCATTTCGTTGAATTAAAATCTGCAACTCTAGGTCAGTATTAATTCTACCTACTTCCGTAGCTGTATTATTGATTATGTCTTGAACAAGTTTAAGTTTGTCTCTTTGCTCTTCTGTAAGCGCATTAGTTTCTTCAGCGCTGCGCTGAGCCTGTCGAGCTGCATCCGCACCAGCGGCGGCATTTGTAACGAACTGAGGAGCTGTAAATATAGGTGCTGCTGTTTGAGGAGACGGTACAGAGTATTTAACAGTAGGTGCATTTATAGATCCTTGTAACTGCTTGATCAGTGCATCTCTTTCACGTTCAAGACGAGAATAAATAAAACTTAACCTAAGTATCGCAGCTTCGTATCGCTGCGTATCCATGCCTGCTTGTGCTATGTCTGTTTGTGGAATTCCTGCTGCAGCACGCAGTCCAGCCGGATCGCTTAGTTTTGCCTGTACATCTACAAGACGCAAACTAGCGGTTAGACGACTTGCAGCTCTACCTGTAACATCATCCATTATATTTGCAACAGTCTTAGCGTAATTTACTTGTATTTCGCCGATGCGCTTAGCGTATGTTTCGTTGGCCTTGTTTAGTGATTGCGCAGTCTTAAGTTCAAAGTCGGCAATAGTTTGCTTTTGTTTGCGCTCTGCGTCAGCAGCTTTTTGTGCTGCTGTGATTTTTGCGGTTTCGGTGTTGCGTTCGATTTCAGCGATCTGCTGCTCGAAGTCAACAAGGCGGGGGTCTTCGCCCGCGATCTTGCGTTGGAGGAAGGTGATGTCTTGGCGTACTGCAGCGGTATTGCGCAGCGTGTTGGCGGTCTCGCGCTCGGCTTGGAGGCGGTCTTCGTTGAACTGACGCTCCAGGTCGCGGGCCTGCTCGATGGCGGCTTTGCGAATCTCGGCGATTTGCTCTTCGTATTGCTTGCGGGTGTCGAAGAGCTGCTCTTCGCGTTGTGTGATTGCTTGAAGTAGAGATTTGCCTCCCTGCTCTTTCAGACGTTTTACTTCTTCAGATTCTTCTTTTTGACGCTGATTTTTACGATTATCTGACGAAGTTTTAACAGCTTTATCATAATCAGCTAAGGCAGCTTTTAATGTTTCTATACGCTGCTTAATAGCATCTTTTGATGGAAATAGTAAATCAGCGCTCACTCCCATAGCAGGAGTAAATATACCGCCACCCCCGAATTTAATAATGCTATTAATTATACCATTAGCGGTCGCTCCTTGAGATTTATACTCAGCTTGAGCTGTATTAATTTGATCAACAATAGATTGTCTATTGGGTGTGGCACCTTTTCCCAGCAGTGCGGAGTCTAAAAAGTAGTTTGATCCTGGATTGATTGCTTTTAGTTTTATGGCACGATCGATGATGCTGTCGAGAGCTTTTACAGCTCGTGTTGCGAAGTCCTGGAAGGCCGCACCAGCGGGCGAAAGAGCGTCGCCAATAGTTTTTTGTAGGTCCTGTAGAGCCAGCTCTAGCCGGGCACCTGCTTGCGCCGGAGATTGAGAGATTGTTTCAGCAGTCTTAGCGCTTTCGTTGCGCAGATACTGCAGAAATTTATTGAAGTCTGCAATGCCGACTTCGCCTCGTTTAAGAGCGGTGTCAAGCTCTCCGGTGGACTTATTAGCGGACTCCGCAAACTTAGCAAACGCACCAGCGAGGCGTTCACCGATCTGGTTGCGAAGCTCTTCTGCAGTGACTTTGCCCTTACTGAAGACCTGTTGGGCAGCTCGGAGAGCGCCATTGACATCTTCAGTGCCGCCTCCGGTAGCAATAACAGCAGCGGTGAGACCTTCAAAAGCGGTTTGAGCTTCCTGGATCGTTCCACCGGAGCCAACAACAGCCGCTGATAGTTTTGTGAATTGCTCAGTGGCGTCCTTGATCGGAACGTTGAAGCGAGAAGAGATACTCTCAATAGCTTGTAGTGCTGTTCTGTAGTCCTCGAAGCTGCCTACGGAGTCCTGCAGAGCAATACGCAGTTTTGAGATTTCGGCGGCGTAAGTTGCTGCACCAGCTATCTGCTGTCGGAACATTCCAACCTGCGCACCGATGGCAGAGCCTGCGAATGCTCCACCTAGGGCGCCGGGGCCGCCTCCGGCTAGGAAGCCGCCAGCGGCACCGAGGACGCCGCCGAGCAGGCCTTCTGGGCCGCCGAAGATCCCGCCGGAGATCACTGCACCAGCCGTTTGAGCTGCGCCGATGCCGGTGAAGCCTTTGCGTTTAGCTCGCCCTTGTAGACGCTCTATCTTGCCATTAAGGACGTCGATATCATCGCCAGCACGTCTAAAAGCTGGGCTAAGTGGATTTACTGCGTTACGCAGCTCTTCAAATAAGCGCTTTTGGAGTTGTAGTTCGTCAACACTGCCTCTACTTGCCTGACCAACTTTGTTTATATCTATGTAGATTTCCTTGAGTGGGCGACTTGCTTTTATAGTGCTTGCGGATAGATCCGCAAGATTTTGCCTTAGATTAGCGACAGCGGCTGAGCCGGCTTGTACGTCTGGCAGGTTAAAGAAGCCTTCCAGCGAGCGCCGCCTAAGAACATCGACTGTTCCTCCAGCAGGAGCGGGGCGAGTCGTGGATTCAGTGCGCCCTGGAACGAGCGAACGAGCCATGCCTCGGCCAGTGGAGGACGTTCCACCCACAGGAGGAAGCAGCGGTACACCTGGCGCCAAGCCAGCGTTTACAATACTTTGGTAAGCTGTAGTTGAAGCAACAGTAGCAGCATTGTTTAGGTAGAGATTAGTAAGATTGCGCGTGGTGGCCGAGGCGCGTTGGGCAGCGGCTGCGTCTGTAGCAGCGTTCGCTACGTTTCTGTAACTAGTTGTGAGTTTGTTTAGTTGCGCCTCTAAAGCAACAATCTGATTGTTGTATTGTGCAAACTGCCTAGCGCCGTCGATAGTTGACTGGTCAATATTATTTACTTCACTGCGTAGGGTGTTAAGAGCATTTGTTATTGTGTTGATTGTTGTTGGGGTTTCGCCTGCTTGGATGCTGCGTACCAACGCTTGACCTAGGCCGACTGTGGCTTGAGCAGCTTGATTTTCTACTCGGGCGATCTCGACAAGAGTAGCGATAAATTGATCGGAAGTTATGATAGTAGAGTTTAGATCCGCTCTAAGTTCGCGTAGGCGCTGCGGAAACTGAGCAAGTACGTTAGCCAGCTCAGGTAGAGATTGTCCTCCAATACCGAAACGGCGTTGGTATTCAGGATCTGCAACAATTTCAGCTTGAGCATTTATAGCTTGGCGTTCCAGGATTCGAGGGGCGCCAGAAAGCTGATTTAGGCGGCGCTGAGCTACGGCGAGTTTTTCTGCGGACAGGCTTGAGTCATTTAGGGCAACTTGGTACGCACGCCACTGCTTTAGTACAGCTTCAGGTCGAACACCAAGGATCTGCGTCAGAGCGTTTACGTGGGTGCGTGATGCAGTGGTGGCTGTGTCTAGCTGTGTGCGGAATCCAGCGATGTCACGCCCGAGCTGTTCATAGGCTGCTGAGCCGCCTCTGGTTTGCTGCTGGAGGCGCTCCAGGGCAGAGATACTGGTGCGCAGGGCTTCTGCGTTTGCTTTTGATGCGGTCGCGGCTTTTACAAGGGCCTCGCGCTGCTTGTCGATTTCGCTGGTGGAACCGCGCAGTTCTGCATCAAGGCTTCCAATGTCGTTGCCGAGTTCTCTGTAAGTTTCGGTGGTGTAGCCTGCTTGCTTCTGGAGGCTTTTGAGGGCTTCAATCTGGCCCTTGATTAGTTGTTCGGAGCGGGCGTTGGTGTTGCCGAAGGCAAGAACTTCTTGGCGTAGCGCTTCGAGGTTTACATTGGCAGGCGCAATGACTTTGCTCAGTTCACGGAAAGAGCTACGTAGGCTGCTTAGCGCTTCCGCGTTTTGAATGTTTAGCCTTACAAAAATATCCTCTACTTGCTTAGCCACGTTCGTCTTCCTCCAACTTTTCGGCGAAGACGCTCAGGGCGGCGGATTCCATGATCTGCAGGCCCTCAAGCATGGTTCGACGGTCCTCAATGCAGTATAGATCGAACAGGCCGCCCGGATTTAGCAGGACGTCGTAGCGCAGGCCGACGTAGCCAGCCATACTTACGGTCCACTGGGTTTCCATACGGAGGAACATCATCACGATGTCCCAGTTTTCATCCCAGACGATGAAGGTGCCGTCGGTAGGGGAGGTGGGGGCCGGGAGGCTTAGGCCGAAGGCTTTGGCGTCTTCGTTGGTGGTGTCGATGACGCGGGTGAAGCCTCCGGCCCAGTGCCGGGCGGCCTCTTTCAGTTTCCCGCTTGGGCGCCGTCGAAGGTGGAGGTGTAGGCCTTGAGGACGCCGCGCATCCAGTAGGGGTCGTCAGCGAACTCCTTGACCGCTTCCATGGAGAAGGGGATCGAGGTGTTGGTGGCCTCGTCCTCCATGCCGTCCCAGTCGGTGAGGATGGCCTTGAGGAGGGCCATGTCGCCCTTGTTGCTGAGGCGGGCGAACTCGGCGCGTCCCACGCGGCGGAAAACGGCGTCGAAGGTGCTGGTGGAGAACGTTCCACCGTCGGAGGGTTCTTCGACGTTGACCGGCCACTTGAAGGTCTTGACCGTCTTGCGGACGAATGCCATAGGTTTGCGTGGGGATTGACGAAAACAGTCTAGCAATAAAAAGTCCGCTAGGCCTTTACTGCATTATGCAGTAGGACTAGCGGAGCTTAGTGGTGCGGCTTAGCGGCGGAGCTTAGTGCGGCGGCTTAGCGAGGCTTAGCTAAAAACAAGGGCGAACTCGTTGTTGCCGGGGCTGGTGGGGACAGCGGTGTAGGGGAGGTTCATCATGGCGATGCCGTCCTGATCGCTGTAGCTGGGGTCGGCGATGTCCACGGTGCTGAGGACCAGGCCGACGCGGTTGCCAGCGGTGGTGCCGTGAGCGAAGGTGAAGTTGCCGGTGGTGCCGTCAGTGGTGGCGGCGGTGAAGTAGTCCTTAGCGGCGATGGTGGGCGTCTCGATAACGACCGTGCCAGTGACGTTGCGCTGGGTGATGAGGACTTCCTTGGTGCAGCCGACGAGTTCGCGGTAGACGATGTTGTTGCCGACGTCCATGCTGACCGACTGGAGGCAGGCGGAGTAGGAGTAGAGCTGGAAGGCGGTGGTGTTGCCCTGCTTGAAGATGAGTGGGGTGGCTTGGTTGGTGTAGGTGGCGGTGGGGGCGGCGGTGTCGGTGGGGGCGTTGTAGATGCCAGTCATGGTGAACTGGAGGGTCGGGATGGCGCCAACTTCGCCGTTGAGGACGACCGTTCCACGGGCGCCGGTGACCTTGTGCAGCAGACCGTCTACGTTGTAGTAGATGGTGACGCTGGTGAAGCTGGAGCTGACGGGCGCGTAGGAGGCGCTGGCGCCGATGCTGTAGGCGCTGGAGGCGCCGGGCACGAAGGTGGTGCTGATGGCGCGGACGGTGGCAACCTTGGTGGAGCCGACGTAGTCGGTGATCATGCCGACGTGGCCGCTGCCGGTACCGCTGGTGATCGTGATGATCTGGCCGATGTAAGCGTCGTCGGTGGCGCTGGCGCCTGCGGCGAGGGTGATGGAGTTGGCCGCGCCAGCGGTGGCGGTGCCGGTGACGGCAGAGGCGGTCAGCGTCTCAGCCATGGCGCAGGCCTGGAGGGCGGAGCCGAAGCGAGGGGCCGTTCCAGCGGTGCCGGAACCGGCGAGTTCGACGGTGAACTGGCACTGGACGCGGCTGTTGGCCAGCAGCTGCTCGGAGGCGCCGAGGTAAGGGCGAACGAGGTCGCGGCTTACGACGTCACTTTGGATGGGCGTGATGGTGAGGTCACGGACCAGGACGGCATCAGTTCCGGCGGGGGAAATGTCGGTGCCGTAGGTGGACTCAGCCTTGATGAGGATGAGACTTTTGCGGAGCAGGAGGGCCATGAGGATTACCTCTCAGGTGGGGTTGGGGGAAGCGTGCGCTCGACTAGTGTGCGGACGCCTGTCTCGGGATCGAGGAGGTACGAACCACCCTGCCCGTGGAACTCATCTACAAGGATAGAGGACGCAGGCTCGGTGGTTTCTTCTACGCTTTCCGAGGCAAACTCTTCGGCGGTGATGAACTCTTCGTTGAGAAGAGCTTCACCGGCGTTGATGTCGTCTTCGGAGACGGAAGTGGAGGAGGTGGTGCGGGCCATCGGCTTAGGTGAGGGAGGTGACGGAAGTGCGGTAGCGGACATCGAACTCACAGGAGAAGACGCCTGCGGGTGTGTCAGCCTCTACAAAGTCAAATTTTACTTCGGCTGGCTGGACGTCAATGGCAAGGCCGCCAAGCGTCAAGTCAGCCATGAGCTTGGAGTGAAGTGATGCAATCGTTGGGTCGGCGGCTTGGTCGGCGATGAGGGCGCGGGAGATTACGACGATGCGAACGCGGAGTGTCCAATCGAGAGTGGGAAGGCTTGTGTTTTGTTGGCAGATGTCTTTTACGGGCTCGATTACTAGGGCGGGGCTTTCGCCTTTGCTTAGGGGTTCGACGCGGTTTCTGTAGATGCGCGTACCAACGTTGGTCGTACCAGCCAGGGTGGTGGCGATGGCGGCGAGGATGGATTCGCGGCGTGTTGACATGGTGCGCGTACCTTTGTACTTAGCTTAGGGTGAGCATTACGGTGCAAAGTTTGCCGTCGTCGAGTTTCATGGTTTCGCGGACGGTGTAGGTGGTGTCTTCGATGGTTACGGTGTCGCCGTAGAGGAGGTGGCCGAAGTCGGAGGTGCGGCAGGTGAGGCGGTAGTCGGTGGTGAGGACTACGCCGTCTGCGACGATTTCGGAGGGCATGTCGAGGATGCCGACGCCGGTGGACGTACCAGCGGTGACGGGGACTCCGAAGTCGGTGAAGAAGAGGTCGAGGTCTTCGGAGAAAGCCATGGGTGGGGGCCTAGAGAAAGACCCCAGACCGGGGTGGCCTGGGGTCGGTGGTGGCTTAAGCGCGGGAGCTTAGACGTACTTCTTGGCGCCTACGGCGTTGATGCTGTAGGTGTGGGAAGAGGAGCTGGTGGTGGAGACGGCTTTGATGAAGCGTTTGGCCGCGCCTTTGGGGAAGACGAGGTACTGCTTGGAGGCCGTGGTGGTGGCTTGGGCGAAGGCGACGGCGGAGCTGGCGACTTCAGAACCGCCACGGAAGAAGGCGGTGGTGACGTCGGTGTAAGAGCCGCCGGAGGTGTCGGCACTTTGGATCTTGACGTCGAGGGTGGACGTACCACCGCTGGCGACGTCGAGGATGACGACGATGTCGCCTTCGTAGTCGGCGAGGTCAACGGCGGTGCCGTCGAGGTTGCTGGTGCGGACAGCGGTGGGGGCCAGGGCGAAGTGTTGGAGCTTCTCCAGGCCGGTGGAAAGGATGGACATGGCTCAGTCCTCGGGGGGAGCGGGGGGCTTGGGTTTGGCCGAAGCCTTGGCGGGGGACGCGGCGGGCTTGGGCTCGGGTTTGGGTTCGGGGGCTGGCTCGGCCTCCGGGGCCGGGGTGGCTTTGCCGGAGGTGATGAGCAGAGCTGCCACGGCGTCGGGAAGATCCAGGGAGGAGCCTGCCTGAGCGGGCTCCCCTGAGATCATCACTTGCCGGGTGATCAGAACGCGCATGGGTTAGATGGCGGGGGAACTACTGCTCAGGATCAGGTTCCGTAGCAGAAGGCGGCGGGCTGCTTGATGGCGAAGTCAACGTCCTGGAGGGCGATGACGCGAACCGTTCCAGCGGTTGCACCGGCGAAGGGATCAACGGTGAGATCGAGTCCTGACCACATCGCCATGATCATCATCGAAAAATCACCGAAGAGTGCGTCATTAGTTCCGAGTTGATTCGAGACGATGACGGGGTAGCCATTGATTTCGTTGTTTTCGTAGACGAAACCGGCGGCAACGGCGGTCGCGGACTTGGCGGTGGACTTGAGCGCACCACGCGCGGCGGCGTTGATGATGTAACGCATCGCGCCAGCGTCGGCGTTGCCTGCGGCAACGTCGGTCTCCATGCCGATGTACTCCTCGAAGGTGCCGTAGGTGGTGATGGTCTGGCTACCGATGCCGGTGGTGTTGATCAGGCCGAGGGGCTGGTTGGAGGAGCCGGTGCCGTACATGCCAGCACGGTCCAGTTCCAGGGCGATGACGCGGGTGAGATCGTTGCGGATCATGCCCTCGACGTCGATGCTGGATTGGAGCAGCAGGCGGCGGCTGTAATCGACGTACGCACCAACGGTCTTGGGCGTCATGTTGACCTGATCGATCGCTTGCTGCGATTCGGTCGGGGCAACATTTTCACCTACCCAGTATGCGCTACTGGCCGAATTTTGTCTCGGGATGCTGATGTTGCCTTGGAGGCCGCTCAGCATCGTGACGCCAGCGTTGGCGAGGGCGAGGCGGTTACGCAGCAGGTCGATGAACGACCCGCTGAGGAGTTGGTCGGCGACGAGGTTGCCGCCAGCGGAGGGGAGACCGGCGAGGAGGTCGCGGCGGAGGACTTCGTTGGGGACGACGATGCCGTTGCTGGAGCGCTCGTACTTCTGAGCGGCGGCCTTACCGACTTCGATCTCGAATTCGGCGGCGCGACGGGCGGAGGCGTCGCTGGGGTTGGCCAAGAAGTTGAGGGCGCGGACGAAGCTGAAGCGCTTGGTTTCGCTGGAGGAGAGGCCGACATCGTTGGTGGTGATGTCGGTGGAGCGGATGGGTTGGTCCATGGTGGTAGAGCCGAGTTTGTCGAGGACAGCGGTGCGAGCTTCATCGAGGGTGCGACCACCTTCGATGAGTTCACGGGCCAGGTCTTGCATCTGGTGGCGTTCGCCCAGTGCAGTGATGGCGGCGATTCGGGTCCGCTCGGCCTCAACGGCCTTGGACCGGACCACCTCCAGGTCAGGGGTGTTTTCCATTTCGGGAATGGGGGTAGATGCGGTTTCGGCCGCTGAGCGTGATGCCGGTTCGGCCACTTGCGCAGCGGAAACAGGCGCTTCGTCTTCAATAATAGACGGGCAGGAGTCGATTACTTCGGGGTCGAGGTGTGCGTCAGAAAGGAGTGAACGTCCGATTCCGATTGTGGGATCAGCAGGTATTGAAACCACGCTAATTTCTACGGGCTGCCAACGTGTGGCGACAAAGTTGCCGCTACGCTCTTCCATTTTGTCGATGCCGTAACCGAAGCTGATGCCGCGAAGGATGTTGTCCTTGACATCGTCAAGGACTTCTTGCGCGAATTGATTACGGGAGAAGCGGACTTTGGCGTAGCCGCGCTTGTCGGATTCGTTAATCCAGGCGCGTTCCACGACACCGACGATCTTGTCGGGGTTGTGGTTGAAGAGGAGAGGGGCGCCATCGTTGAGGCGGGTGAGATCGGCAGCGTCGGATTCGTGGCTGAGCACCTCGTTTCCGAAGTAGCGGGCCACCGGGTATTCGGAGCTGAAGGGGAACTCGAAGGTGCGCTCTTCGATGGCACGGAAGTGGGTGGCTTCGGTGCGATTGTGGCGTTCGCCGATAGCGCGAGTAGCGTCGTTATCCATAGCTCTTAGGGCTGCGATCTTAGTAAGTGTAGAGAAGCGGTGGCCGACGAGAGTTTCTGTGGGTTCCCAAGCGGTGCCGGTTTGGCGGAAGATGCGGATTAGGGCGGCGGGATCTTCGGCGGTGGCGTTGATGCTGAATTCGGTGTTGGGGACGCCGAGGGTGCCTTCGCGCATGACGTGCTCGATGCGACCTTGGGCCGTTCCACCGGAGCTGGGCCAGCGCACGTAGTCGCCGGTGGATAGGTCGGAGGGGTTGGCGCGTTCCACGGCGCGGTCGCCAGTGGCTTCCTCGAATTGGAGGGGCTTGTAGTCGTGGTCGCTTAGCCAGGCGCGGGCTTCGGCGGCGGTGAAGCGGCTGAGGCGGAAACGGATGGCTTGGAGTTCGGCGCCGGATTGGCCGTTTTTGATGCCGAAGATGAAGTCGATGCCACGGCCAGCGGCGTTGTTACGGCGGCGGAAGCGGTCGTATTGCGAGGGGTCGCGGAGGCGAGCGGCGTGTTCCTGCGGGTAGGGGCGGTCGCTGCCTGGCTCGGGCGCTTCGGAAATTAGGCGCTCGGGGATGATCCAGAATTTGCAGAGGCCTTCGGGGGCGATGTCGCCTTCGACGATTTCGCAGGCGCGGGCGCCGGCGTAGAAGGCGCAGTTGGCGCAGACGAGGCCGGAGGAGGCGAAGGGGCTCTCCGGCATGTAGTGGGAGCCGTGAGGGCCGGAGGATTGGTCGAAGTCGCCGAGTTCGTCGGCGACGTCTTCGTAGGCCTCGTAGAGGGCGGCTTGGCCAGCGCTCACGGAGGAGTCGAGTTCGCGGTCGGTGTTTTCCATTTGGGTTACGAGGGAGTCGCTCCAGCGCTTGCCAGGGTCGCCGCCCCAGGCGGCCCAGGCGACACGGCCGGGTGAGGGGTAGCCGGACTCGCCGGGGCGGAAGCCCTCGGCGCGTTTATCGACTTCGTGGCGGGCGAACCAGGCGCTCATAGTGCGCACGGTGTCGGGGCTAAGCGGGTCGCCACTGAGGATTTGGGTGGCGCGAGTTGCGGCCACTTCCGTTCCACCGGCATGGCCTTCATGCTTCCAGGCGCGGTAGCGGCGAGCTTCCTCGCGCATCGCGTTTGTTGGGGTGGTGTTCATTCGTCGGTGGGCGGCGTGGACTTACGGCGGCGAGACCGTGACGGCGGCGGAGCTTCGCTAGGCGGGACGGGGTCTGTGGGTGGCGTTGGTGCGGAGAATGCAGGTGCGGCGTCGATGATGTCGCGGTCGAGGGTGACGTTTGCGTCGGAGCTGAGTTGTTGTTCGCGTGCGATTTCTGTGATGTTGTCGTCATAATCGCCACCGTTTTGCGCAACAATCTGAGATTTAGTCATGTAGCCGGCTTGCTCGGCTTCGCGGTAGGCCTTGACTTCCTTGAGGGGATCGACCCAGGACCAGCCACGGGGCATCCAGCGGGGCGTGTCGTAACGCTCGGGGCGCAGCTCGTAGTCGGCGAAGGGCAGTTCACCGCTGAGGACTGCGAGGTTCAACCACTCGCGGAAGACACGCATGTGGAAGTTCTCGATTAGGTAGGTCTGGATGACGCGCCAGTGCTCGCGGTCCTCCAGCAGGCTTAGCCGCGAGCTGGAATAGTTGGTCTCCGAGAAGTCCTTGCTTAGGGTTTCGTAGGAGCAGCCAAAGCCGCTGGCGAAGCGGCGGATCTTGTTGCGGACGAACATCTCGAATTGTTGGTCCGGTGAGTCGATTGTGGGGACGGAGACTGATTCGCCGGGGCTGAGATATTTGAACGTACCAGGCTCGAATTCACTTATGCGTTGGTTGTTTTCGATGGCGTCGGGGGTGAGTTCACCTTCGTTGTTGGTGATGAAGCCCATGATGGACGCGCCAGCGCGGGCACGGACCACGGCGGCTTCCTCGTAGCCCTGGAGTTGGTGGGCGTCGGCCATGACGGGGTGGAACCAGGGGACGCCACGGTTCTGGGAGGGGCGGTCGGGGAGAAAGAGGTGGATGATGTCGGCGGCGGGGATGAAGACGTGTTTGTTGCCGGAGGGGCGGGTGTTTTGGAACCAGTAGTCGCCGGGGTGGCGGGTGAGGATGGCGTAGCGGACGGGGCGGCCCCATTCGTCAACTTCGACGCCGTTGCGCCATTCGTTGTTGGTGGAGAGGGTGGGGCCGTTGTATTCCTCGTCGATTAGGTCGCTCTCCAGCATTTGGAGGGCGAGGGGGACTTTGGAGGTGCCGAAGGAGCGGCGGATGATGCGGAAGACTGCTTCGCCGGATTCGGGGAGGGCACCGGTTGCGAGCCACTCGAATTGGCTGAAGCTGTAGCGACCGGCGACGTCGCAGTTGGAGGCGCGGGTCCAAAGTTCCCACTTGGCCTCGATGAGCTTGTTGATGCGCTCGTCGCGCTTGTTGCCGCGCAGTTGGAGGACGAGGCTTTGGAGCTTGATGCCGGTGCCGATGACGTTGATTTGGGTGGTGCGCTTGGCTTGTTTGGCGTAGGGGTTGTTGCGGACCAGCTCGCGGGAGCGGTCGCGGAGCTTGCGGAGGCTGGTGCGGATTTCGGCGTCGGCGCTCGATTGGGTGGCGAGCCAGTCGGCGGTGAGGCGGGAAATTAGGGCGCCTTGATATTGGCGGCGGGCCAGCGGCCGGGCGGGGGTAGCGGGCTTGGTGGGACCGAAGCCGAAGGCGTGGGCAAGGGTGTCGCGGAGTCCCATGGCTTAGGCGTTGAATCGGACGAACATATTGCGTGGGTTGCCGAGGCCGTTGGCCATGAGCTGCGCCGCCTCTTCACGCTTGACGTCAGCCTTGAGCTTTGCTTCGAGCTGGAGCAACTCGCTTAGGTCGTAGCGTTTGATGCTGCGCTGGCCGATGCGGTATTCCTGGACGCTGCCGCCGCTGAGGAGAGTGCGGATGGCAAGTTGTACGGCGTCGAGGTCCTTCTGGGCTTGGGTGCGGCCGTCGTAAGCGGTGGGGTTGCTGGCGTAGGCGAGGGAGGCGGCGACGGTGATGCTGCCTCGGCCCAGCTCGGTGACGGTGCTGTCACTGATCTTGGTGGCGACGGCGCTGAAGTACCACGTACCAGCGGCCATTGGGCCGGTGGTGGCGGCGCTGAGGGTGCTGCGCCAGGAGGTGCCGGAGGCGGTAGCGGTGCTGGTTACAGCCTCGAAGACTTCGTTGTAACGGAGGTAATAGATAAGGGTGTGGGTTGTGGAGTCAATGGAGGCGCCGAAGATGTCCACGGTGGGGGTGTCGTCCCACACGACCGTCGTTCCAGCGGTGATTTGGGGTGGGATGTTCACCTAAGGCTTAACGGGGCTAGATACAGCTTAGCCGTAGGTGGGCATTAGGAATTTGTGGGGTTTGAGTGTGGTGCGATTTACCACTGGTGGATGAAGTTGCGGCGGGGTTTGGAGGTGGTGGGGGCGGGTTTTGGAGGTGGGGGCGTACCAGCGGAGCCGAGGGTGCGCTCGAATTGGTCCCAGATGGTGCGGCGGTCGTACTTCTGGTAGAGGCGGTGGAGCGCGGCGTAGGCGTAGTTGAGTTCGTCGAGAGCTTCGTTGGGGGACTGGGATTTCTTGACCCAGATGCGTTCGGGGAAGCCGTTGCGGAAGCGGAGGATCTGTTTTTCGGCGGTCAGTTCCTCGAAGTAGTCGTTGGTGATGGTGGGGTAGAAGTGGAGGTAGCCCGGACCAGGGTCGTTGTGTTTGAGGCGGCCGAATAAGAGGGACTTGATTCCGTCAACGCCCACATTGAAAATTTGCACCCCTTTCTTAAGCAGCTTGCCATTGTAGTTCACGTCAACTTTGGACGGCTTACTTAGGGGCGGTTTGCCTTTCTGATTAGCGCCTTTGATGGGGATTACGCCGAGGGCGGCGCGTTCGCGGGCGTATTGGTAGACCTCCTGGGTGTGGTGACCGCCGGAGTCGATCGCCATGATTTGGATGCTTAGGGAGTCGCCGGATTCGTTGGTGTAGGGGGTGCGGAGAACTTCGTCGAGTTGTTTCCAGACGTCGGGGCGGCTGGGGCTGCCGTAGAGCTTGATGCGATCGACGAGCCAGCCCTCCTCGTCGCGGCCCCACGCCCAGACGCTGACGCTGAGGCGGTCGTCCTGGCAGTCGCATCCCGCTGTAAGTACGAGGCCTTCGATGGGTGGGCAGTGCTGCTTGTACGCCTCCTTAGCGGCGCGTTCCATCAGGGAGGCGGCGCCGATCTTGGAGGCGTATTCGTCCTCCCAAGTTTCGCCGAGGACGGTGTTGACAAATGTCTTTAGCTGCTCCGCGTTCTGCTTAGCGTCGAGGAATTCTTCGACGAGGTTGGACCAGGAGGCGTTAGGGGAGTAGGAGTAGGCGGCCCAGATGTGGAAGCCGATGTGGCGGCCGTTGCCGGGGGCGGTGGGACGCCATTCGCCGCGTTCCACCATCCAGCGCTTTTTGCTGTGGGGGATGAGGGTGCCGCAGGATTCGCAGGCGTAGGCGGCGGTGGAGGGGTCGTTGTCGGTCCAGCGGATGTTGGACCAGCGGAGGTATTGCATGTGGGAGCAGTCTGGGCAGGGCACGTAGTAGCGGCGCTGGTCGGACTGCTGGAACATGCGTTCCACCCGGCTGAAGTCGCGGATGGTGGGGGTGGAGCCGGAGACGATCTTGCGGTTCCAGTAATACTCGGTACGGCGGATGCCTAGTTTTATCTGGTCGCCCTCGGCACCGGCGGATGCGGGGTAGCCGTCGATTTCGTCGAAGAGGACGATGCGGCGGCTGACGCGGCGGAAGCCTCGGGGGGAGTTGGCGCCGACGAGGCTGAGCGTTCCACCGGGGAATTGCTTCTGAAGGATGGTGTTGGCGCCGTCCTTTGCTTTGGCTTCGCTGACGAGGCCGCGCAGGCAGGGGGTGTCGCGGAGCATGGGCGCGATCTCCTCTTTCGAGTAGCCCTGAGCGTCCTCAATCGTGGGCTGCACCAGCATGATGGGTGCGGGATCTTGGTGAATGTGATAGGCGATTACATGGTTGAGGATCTTGCTATAGCCGACACGGGCAGATTTCATTACGGTTATCTGTTCGACGTTATGATCGCTTATTGCGTCCATAATGCCTTTTTGATAGGGTAAAGTGCGCCAACGGCCGCCTTCTGCGCTGGATTCGGCGCTTAGATAGGCGTAGGAATCGGCCCACTCGCTAAGGGTGAGGCGCTTGGGTGGGGCGAAGGCTGAGAGGGCGGCACGTTCTAAGCGGGTGATGTTTGCGGAAGCTGTAGGCATAAGCGGCGTGGGGGCCTGGGGGCTTGGGGGCGTGGGAGCTTAGAGATCGCTGTCGTGGTCTTGGGTGTCACCACTTAGGTCCTCTAGGGTTTCGCGGACGATTTCGTCAAGGATGCCTATGGCGGAGACGTCGAGATCGGGTATGCGTTGCTTGGCTTTTGTGGGGATGCCGAGGATTTTGGTGCGTGCCAGGGTGATTATTTCGACCCATTTTGTCTCGATTTCGGCTGCGGGGACGAGGAGGCCTTCCTTCTGCTGGCGTTCCAGCTCCAGAAGTTCGGCTTTTAGGTGCTCGGTGCGGGCGCGGCTCTCGTTGTACTCGGGGACGGCTTCGGTGGTGCGGGCCAGGCGCTCAGGGCGCGGGCGGGGCGTACCAGCGGCAGGCATCGGGCCAACGCCGATGCGGCGCTGCGTGTTCTGCGCCCATTCCTCGCGCATGGTGTCGCTATTTACAAGCACACGGCCGTCAGCAGCGTTGATGACACTGAGACGACCAGTGCGGATCGCAGCGTAAACCGCTTCTTTAGTGACACCTAGAGCGCGAGCGGCGTCAGTTCGTGAAATGAGTGGCATAAGCAAATTGTAGACGAAGAAAGTTATGGATGAGTAGGGTTGAAAGCAAATACACGTGCTAAGCTGTCCGGTTTTGCATTTTTCCGGGTAAGGGGAGCTGTTTTTGTATAACGCTAAACAACTTTTGCGTGCTGTGCCTAGCTATATAATGCGACTCGAAA